TTGGTCTCCTTATATGCTTGAAGCACTGGGAAGCCAACAGGAGTGTCCCACCGTATCGGTAAGCCTTCCTTAGAAGCCACCCTAGAGGCTCTCTGAAGCCATCCCATAGCGTCTGTGGCGGCATGGACTACCTCACCAATCGAATCCCAAATGACCTTAGCGAGGTAGGTAGATGCCTTAAACGCCTCATCCCCGAATGGGTGCATATTACCTAGCTCTTTCTGCTCCACAATATAGTCCATCACAAAGTCTGAGAAGGAATACTGCCGCCCTCCATAGGGAAGCACCATGCAGGGTCTCTTGGTACACTTGCGGCTCACACCAAACTTTAACCAGAGTTGAGCCATACGCTCATCAGGTCTCTTCTTGAGCTTCGCAGTTACCGTATCAGCTACCCTCTGGTAGATGTCGTTGGGTTCTTCAGATGGCAATAAGTTTACCTCCTTTCCTGTCGTAGATGAGCGTAGCATAGCGGCAAAGTGTTGCAGTCCGTTACAGGAGCCATCTGCCGCAACTGGTAGGTGAGACACAAAACCTTCGCCATGTTCGCACCACCCTGCCCACTCCTTACAGAAGGCTAGGAATTGGAAGGGACTGGCGGCTTCCTTCGCCCACCATAGGTCAGCTAAGGGGTCTCTGGCGCATGATAGTATCCTGTCTTGGTTCTCCTGTACCCAGTCGATGCGGTCTTGTAGGTTCACCTTGTCAAAGCCAAAGCAGTTCGCACCATGAATGGCTAGGTGACACGCCCCGTCCTCAGTGATGGGCTTGCCTTCTGCGAATGTCATTAGTCCTTTGGCGTAGTCAGTACCCTGTGGGTTGAGATAGTTGGGTACTGCGTAGATGCGCCCCCTGAAGTCTAACTGATAGACCATATATAAGGTCTCCTCATCCTTGAACCTGTCAGCAACCTCGATGGTTTTTCTCAACAAGAGTCGCTTGGAGTCGAGCCTGTTGTTCTCCGTATGGACAATCACAGCTTCCCGTTTCCATGCAGTCCTAGCTTCCTTGTTATCCGCAATGTCCACAGGCTTCGCAGGTATTGGGAAGTTCTCAGACGGTGGCAGGGTAGGCAGGTGGATGCCTGTACCCCACACTTCCTTTAGGGTATCTAGCACAAAAGTATTAACCTTGAACGCTGTTCTCTGCATGGCATTGACAGCCCTATAGACCTGCGGCATCTCAAAATGCTTCAATTCTGAGAGATAGTTATGGTTGTTAGTTTTAACTAGAGTCAGTTCTCTGACGTTATGTGTCCAATAGCCCCCATCGTAAGGCGTAGTCCAGTCTCTAGGCGGTGAGACACATGGATAAAACTCTGGTTTTAGCACCTCTTTGAACTTATTTAAGTCCTGAATGGCTTGCATTGTGGTCTCAGAAGCCAACAAGAGTCTCCGCTTCTTGCCCTCCTTGTTCATAATCTTGTGGGTCAACAGACCAGTGTGCTGAATGGTCAGGTCGATGAGCGCATTGCCCACCAGAAGCCTCTCTCGCTGTGTCCAGTTGTTCCACTCCAGACCATCACGTTTAGCCGCCTCAAAGAGTTTCTTGCGCTTGTAGGAATAGGACGATGAGCGTTCTTCCAAGTCCTTCATCACCACCTTCATCAAGGCAGGGTTGTTTTCCTCATAGCACCTGATGCGTATCTCATCTTCTATCGACATACCTAGTGCTATGGATGCAGATGTGTACGCTCTCTGTCTGGTGATTTGATTCAACACGACTCGCAGTGTGATGACTGCGGTAACGGAAGGCTCAAGGTTAGAAACCATGACCGCACCTGTGGCGGCACGACCTGATTTTCCTGTTAATGAACTGGTTACATATTCCCCAATGGCATCCTCTAGTTTGCCTAGAGTTGCTCTGAGAAGGTACTGCCCATATTCGGTGTTTGCTTCTTGCCCTCGCTCCACTTTTCGGGCGTTATTTTTGTGGTAGCGTGACAAACCATGTTCACGCATCTCTTCCTCTAGTTTGACCTGTCTATCACTCGTATCGTAGCTCATTTTAGCACCTTTTTGCTTGTGACATCCACCAAGATAATGGTTGCCTTAGTGGATGATGGGTTTTTACTAGCCCAGTTGGTTTAGGTGTAGAGCTATGCCAGAGAGGATACTTAGAGTAAACGGAAGTCCAATCCGTTACAAAACTAATATATCTAAATATATCAATGACATAGCAATTAATTACTGTCTCAGTGACACACTCATGCCACAGCTTTTGTCACAGAAGGTTCAAGCACCTTCACGGCTTCCTCTAAATTGGTAGGACACAGGTGAGCATAACGCATGGTCATGTGTATAGTCTTATGTCCTAACCACTGTTGCACCACCAAGATTGGAACACCACGCTGAACAAGACGAGATGCACAGGTGTGCCTGAGACAGTGAGGGATGAACTGGTCATCATGCTCAAGTCCCATTACACATTTCATGTGATTCCAATGACTAATCAACCTTCTATAAGGCAGGTGCAACTTGCCGTTGTTACTAACAAAAATATCTAAGGCTCGTTTAGTCAACACGATGGTTCTTGGATGGTCTGCTTTAGTCTCCCATATAGTTAGCTTGTTGCCCTGCAAATCATCTAGGCGCAGAGGCTTAAGCTCACCAACACGCATCCCTGTGTCCACCAGAAACATGAACGTGTCGCGCTCTTGGAAGTAGCCCATCTGTGTCAACACACGATACATATCATTTTCTTCATCAGGGGTGACAAACCGCATACGCCCCTTGCCTTCCTTCTGCCATTCAATCTTAGGCTTTTGGTCTATCCACCCCCGATCTTTAGCATAAGTTCCTGCTTTTGATAGGATGCTTAGTTTACGATTGATTGTCCCATTAGAATTACCCTTGCTTCTCCAGTGGGAAGTAAGGTCATCCATGAGTTCAAGGTTAAAAGAAGATAACGCCCTATGCTCACCGATAAAATCAATGATAGTGTCCATCATTTGCATAGTAGATACTCCATGCTTTGAATCACTCCAATACTTCTCTCCTGCTTTCCTTAAAAGGGTAGCGATGGTCATTGCCTTTCCATCTTTACAGTCATCAGGGTCAGGCAGTGCTGTCCCTTGACTAATAGCAGTCTCTACTTTAGCCAACATGACGTTAGCCTGATCTTCTGTTTGGTAAGTATGGCGAAACCTAATGCCCTTCTTACGGACATCGACTTGCCATGAGTTACCTCTCTGTCGTACTGGCATATCCTACTCCTTACAATGTGAGTTAATAGTTTCAGTGAGTTCAGCTATAAACCTTTTGCCTTTCGCTGTGAGCCTCACCAGTTTACGTCTGCGTTCCATCGGGTCTTCAAAGGCTTCCACCATTTGATGCCCTTTGGTCTTGTGCCTGTTCCAGTCACCAAGATAAGCCACGTTGCGACTCACTGTTGACTGACTAAGCCCAAGTTCTTCGGCAATCTCTGCCATCTTTATGGGTACTGGATGCTTTGCCACTTTCAATAGGACAGCCATTGACTGTGCCTGTATCTCTGCGTCTACCATCCTGAACCTTTCAACTAACCGCAGTATATTCTTACTGGCGGTCTGTGGGTCTGCGTCTGCGTTCATTCCTTGAATTACTTTAAGTGATGTTTGTGTTGCCATAACTCCTTTTAATGTTAAGTGATGTTATCAAATTTTGTTAAAAGTCCTCCATCTATAACACTAAAACCACCAAGAGAGGGGACACCTTCTCCAACCACTTGTCTTGCTAGAGGTTTAACCCAGAAGGGGTTGAACATGATCTGCCACCTACCGATGACAAGCCTTGTTTCTCCATTATCCACTTTGACATCTAAACCACAAGTGCATCTTCCATTCACCATAAAAGGGCAGTTGGATTTCCTACACTTCTCGATAAATACCTCGTTGCCAAACGGTTTAGAGTACCAATACCAGTTTGGTTTAGGCCGCCAAACCTCAACCTTTACTGCCCATACATGAATTTTATTAAGTAGGCATGGAAGACAGAACAACAAGCCAAACACGATAAACCCACCTAACTGCTGTACTGCTATGCTCATATATTATCTACCATAAAGACCCCCTTTTTTTAAAAATTACTATTACAACATTAAGATGATTGCACTAGTGGATAGTTAGTGTCAACACAATTATTACTTATGCTCATTTATTTTACTTTTGTTTCCTCCTTTCTCTTGCAGTAGGCACAAGCCTTGTTATTCCTGCATTGTTCTGGAGTGGAATAGCTCCTACAGTTTCCTCCTTTATTCTTACCAAATATCTTATCGTAGTTATCGTCAAATGCCTCTTTGCTAGTGGGTCGCTGTTTGCTCCCCTTGCCACCATGAGTTGCGCTCATTTCTCTAACTCCTTAATGATTGCCGAAAGGTATGCAAGTATATCTCTGGTTTTCTCTGCTTCGGCTTCCAGTTCATCAACCCTTTTCTCAAGGTCTATTACTCTTACTCTACTCATCTTCTGCCTCCTCCGCACCATACTTAGCTTCATAGGTTTCTAAGAGCCAGCTACCAAACTTCTCTCGATACTCCTTTGGTTGAAGTATTGGTTCACCGAACCCAAATCGCTCGTCAACATTATCTACATACATCTGGCGTACATAGTCATCGAATGTAACCTCACTCATTCTTCTGCCTCCTCTATGTTTAGGATATTCTCAGTTTGAAACTTATCTAACTTAACAGGACTTACACCCTCCCAGTCCCAAAATTTATCGTCTGCCTCCTGTTTTGATTCAGCCTCAACAGAATAGGTGTGACAAAGGGTTTCCTCTGTGTGAATGTAATATTTCATACCGCTGTCCTCTCTATGTGTGCCATATAGATGCTGTGGTACTCCTCACCACCATCTCTGGCTATGGTAGTTATTAACTTTGATTCATTAGCACCTTTCTGCCAGACCTTAAAGTCCTCAGTGTGAAAGTAATACCAGTCATGCTTACTGCACATGATTTCGTACTCTTTAAGTGTTGGTAGTTTCATTGTTCAAGCCTCTCTGCATTCTGTTGGTATATTTCATCTTCCAAGATGTCCCAGTTTGATTCATAGGCACAATCCCAGTTATCCCAATAACCTGACGCAATATCTTGGTTAGCCATTACGATAGCCATGTGGTTGATACATGGTTCATGGTCTAGTGGTAATTCAATCTGATTTCTCATGGTTTAATCCTCTCTACATTGTGTTGGTATAATCACCATATAAGTTAATAGTCAGCCAATCGCTGTCATCTAATTGACCATCAATACATTCATAGACTGCAATTTGGGTATCGCCATCATCATCTTCAACAAGATTGATTGCGTAGTCGCTACTCCAGTGAATCCAGTAGTCCTCTTTAAGTACCTCATGGCGCATCTTCCCTGATGCTGAGATACCAGTGAATAAGCCACAGACAAATTCCCTCATTTTGTCCTGTTCAGATTTATCTAGCTTCATGGTTCAATCCTCTCTAGGTTAATTAAGCAAATAATTCTGCAAGCAATGCTTCATCTTCATCGGTAATTTTTAACTTGTATGCCTCAACCCATTCATCTGTGGACTCAACAAGATTCCCTGCCACATCGTTGATGTATAGGTCACCGTATTCCCATGAGCCGTAGGTGTATGGTGACTTAGCCGCCACAAACCATCGGGCATACTGGTTTTTTGCCTCATTCTCAGGCTTCTGGTAGGTTTTCAGGACACGCCATTCCCAAGCTGTCCCCAGTTTAAATACTGCATAAGGCTTCTCTACGTCTGCCGTTTTTCCAAATGGGTTTTTCATTCATCTATACCTCGCCTTTGTAATTAATGTCTAATTCACTGCCATCACTGAAAGTTATCTCAGTAATCACCTCATAGTACCCATACCCCCTAAAATCTACCTCTGCTTTAGGGTCAAACCTTTGCACTATTTCTTCATGGCACTCAGATTTAAAATCTAGGTCTGTATCTATGCACCATTCAATAAACTTATCGCTCAACATGATTGTGTATACCTCGCTATACATGGTTAATTTTATGAAACAATTTTACGCTTAAACTCAAAATATATCGACCCCACTCACCGCAAAATATGCCCCTTTTAACGCATCTATTCTCCGCAATGGAAGTCAACATGATGATAGTATCGAGCCAACATGATTGACTGGTTATCCATACAGCACTGGTTATCCATACAGCACTGGTTACCCATACAGCACTGGTTATCCATACAGCACTGGTTATCCATACAGTAGTTCTTCCAGTGCCTCGCTAATTTTGAGCGCGTCTAGTGCCTCAGTAACTAATTGAATTCTCAATAGTTCAACCTCATGCGCTGACCTGTCACCAGTTCGCACCAGTTCGCAGAATTCCACAATGGTTGCGCCTCTGGTCTTATTGCATGGTATATCAGCAAAGTTAAACACTATTAAAACCTCCTAGTTTGCGATCTAAGCCATTTAAAGTGGTTACCCTATATGCTGGCATAGGTTCAAAATTAAATGGCTTATATTGGATATATGCCCCAGTGGATAGTTACCCACCAACGGCAATAATATCTTTGAATTCTGTATAGTTTGCATCAGTTACAAAAAAGCTATTTTGATTTTGATTGTCTGCTATGCGTTCCACAATGTTTGAACCTTTGCGCTTTAATGCTCCAATAGTGCCAACTGGGTCTAAATGGCGTAGGTCGGTTTTATCGAAAGAATACATTTTAGTCGGTATCAAATCGGAATCGCCCCTACTGCCTTTAGTGTTGAACGCAATGGCAGTTTTATACTTTCGAGACATAGCAGTTTTAAATGCTTTTTTACTTTGTATGCTTGCCATTGATGCGCTGAAAGTAAGATCATAGTTTGATAATGTATTTTTACGCATTCTGCTGATTATTTTTGTATAGTCGTAAAATTGGCTGTTAGGTCTAGCGGTTATTATATGCGTAAAATCAATATCGCTCGTACCATTCAAACGGAACAGCGCAGGAGTGCCGCCAGCTTTTTGGGCTTTTCTTTCGGCTTTGTCTATCTCAGCCAGTAATTGAGTGTTGAACCAATCGGGACGCAATAACATTAAAACGGTTCGCTTTGTGGCGGCATCTTGGCACATATCCATTAATAAGCGTCCCGACTCGATCAAGCATGGTTTTTTGCATCCAGCCTTTTCAGCGAAAGCGCATAAGGTTTGAACAGCTACCTTGTCAGCAGGTTGCAAGTATAAAATATATGTGTCGAATTTATCGCCGCCCTTCTCAACCTTTGTGCTAGTGCCAAAAATAGAAAAGCCTTTAATTTTATTTAGATATTCTAGGTTCAGGAGTGCCCATTGTTTGGCCTTTGGGTTTATCTTGGTGCTGTTCTGTATATCTTGCTTGGTTATAGTTTCCATTTTGAATGCCTCAGTGGATAGATAAAATAATAGTTTCTACTGGATAGGCTACCGCCATTGATAGCCTATGCGCTAGATACTATGCCTCAGTGGATATATTGCAAGCTAAAAAATATTTGAATGCCTTTCACCAGTAAAGTAGAACCGATAACAGCACCACCAGACAATATAAGCCAGCCTATAAGCTCTGCTATCTGTTGCTGGCGTTTGGCTTTCTGTTTTATTCTTTTATATGCGCTATTCATTATAAGTCACCCACAATATCAGTCATTAATTTATATTCATCATCGGTGGGCTTTTCGCATACATTGAATAACCAACCATTTACTTTTATATATTCGTTATTGTCTAAACAATAAGCCAAAAAAGTGCCATCAAAATCGGTATCAATCGGAGCTTTAATATATAAATCATATTCATCAGAGTATAAATAATATTCTTGCCAGTTATTAATATTCATTATTTTACCGCCTTATTGTTTGCGTTTATTTCAGCTAAAGTTTGAAGCCTTCAGGATACATTATGGCAAACCTCCATTCGCTGGCTGTTTCTTCAATGTATTCCTTATCCTCTGGAAATAGTGAAACAATAAGCTCAACAATCGCCCAACGCTGGTGTTGGTGTTTAGTTATCCATTGATCAGCGTTTCTGTGGTCGCTTTCGTTCCAATACTTTTCTTCTTGGCAGTTATAAGTTAAAGCATCTTTAAGCTGTTGCATTGTATCGTTAAAAGTGATTGCGTTTATCATAATATATACCCTTAGTTTGCCTGTTAGTTTGTGTTGCTGTTGCGGTGAAGTATACACAAGTAAACCAAGCGCAGTAATTTTTGGGTGACTAAAGTTTGCTATTGGGTCACAAAGCAAAAAAACAGGGTATTAGCAAAAAGAAAAAAACAGACCACAAGA